GTGGTTTTAACTACGATAATGTCGTAAACTTTTTGCGCTTTGTTCGCTTCATATGCAATGATGGTCAATTTCTTACCAACATTGAGCGTCAGCGTGATAGCTGCGGAAGCAACCGCCGTAACAAGGTCTTGAGAATATACGCCGTCAATGTACAGCTTGAGCGTGTGAGCCGCCGCCGTAGCCGTTACCGTTACCGAAGTAGCAGAAACGCCACCGAATGTGGACTCTCTGTTACCCGCTGCGAAAGCAGGAGACAACGCGCCGCCCGCACCCGTGAGAGATAGAGCAGTCAACCCGCCGGAAGCTGTGATTCCGAGCGATGGAGCGCCGGAAACTTTAATCGTAGCTTCGAACGTTACGAGGTCTTCAAGCTCCGCGCCTGTGCTGAATCCAGTGACAACGCCGGAGAAAGTCCAAGAACCGCCAGCCGGATAATTGATTGTGTAGGAATCGACGGTGGAAGAGGTCAAAGCCGTATAAAGCGCCATCTGTCCAAGTGTGTCGGAACCGTTGAAGTTACCCGACAACGAAACCTCGCCGCCATCCTTGAAGCCCGCGATAAATTCGCGGTAACCGCCTGTGCTTGAAAGGTTGGTGGAGTCAATTGTTTCTTGCGAAATATCCAATCCGGCAATGCTCGTCAATTCTGCAATGACGTTAGCGCCGATTTGGATTGTTGTACCTAGTGAACGTTGTGCCACGGTAAAACCTCCCTAGTAATGTACTGTAAATTCGATAACGCACCTGTAAAGCTTCGGAAGTGGTTCGTACAGCTCGACAGGCGCGTTATAGGTTAATTCAGATATAAAAAGAGCGTCCGAACCAATGGCCCGACGCTCGAAGCTTTTTAGCCGCTCAATGATTGCAGCGACGTTTGTTTTAAGGCTTGAATAGGTTGCTGTCATAACGTTTAATTCACATTCCACTTCTCGAAGATTCAAGAATCCGCCGAGTGCTTTTTCCTCGACTCCATAGCCCGCTTCGTACAAGATGTACGGCGCTGCTATAGGTTCGTCATCGTCCTGTGGAGCGACAACCGGGAAAACCTTGTCCGTGAATCCTGCCAATGAAGACAATTCTTCTTCAAGCGCTTTTTGTAAACTCAACTGCAATCACCTCGCATTCCACGCCTTATCAATTTCAGCCAAGCCGACTTTGACAACGGCGTTTTCAATGGCTTGCTCGTTATCTACAATGGCGTTTCTCAAGTATCGTTTGCCGGGTACGAGTCGCCCGTTAGCCGTTAAGAACCCGTATTCCTGCGATACAGGATAATAGGAACGCTTGCCGACTTTGGAAAACTTAACGAAAACGTTATTCATTTTAGGATTGATCTTTATATCAAAAGCCCGCTTGCCGATTGTCCGTTGCTTTTCAACGCGCATGATAATTCCTTTTTTAAGGTTGTACTTATCATGCGGAGCGTTCGCCTTTGCCGATTTGTAAGCAATCTTAGCTCCTGCACGAGCTGCCTTGGTTACAACCTTCTTAGGTACTTGCCCCATACGTTTAACGGCCATTTCGAGCGCCTTCATGCCTTTAATCTCGTTCCAGCTTCTAGCCATAATCAGCCCCCCATTGGGTAACGGGAACATGTAAGTTCAATCTTCTCGCCGTTGCGGGAAAATGTTCGTATGACGTGGTAAACCGTCCCGTTATGGCTTAATTTCGGTTCGTTGTCGTATTCGCCTTTGTACATCTCTATAATGACTTCCGGCTTCATACCAACGGCGGCGGCTTGGTAAAATTCCCGACTGCCTACCGATTTTTCATTTGCCATAACTTCACGCGGCGCGCTATCTACATCAACGCGTTCGCCATACTCGTTTTTAACCTTGTTCACGGCAATAAGCCCTACAACGTCGCGCCAATTACTCACGGCGTCACCTCCGGCTCAACGGTGTACTCCTGCGATAGCGTTAGATGCCGCTTGATCGAATCATAGGATTCTTGGAAGCGCGCCGCGTCTGCGTTGTCGTAACCGAAGTTAGCTTTACAGTAAACCGTGATAGCACGTTTTATAAGCGTGTCGCTATCGTCCTCGACTTTGGAAAGAAGCGTTCCCGACAAGCGGAGATCGTCCCGCGCCGCCGCTATCAGGTCGTTCACCTCAGAGTCGAAAGCCGTCGTTGAAACGCTTATTCTCAGCGCCTTTTTAACATCGTCCAGCATAGCCATAGGCTTACACCAACAGGTCTACGTGTACGATTGTGCCGTTTAGGGCGCTGTTAAGGTCTACTGTGTTACTTTCAAGAGCCGTCGAAGACACTGTAACGGTTGGCGCTGTGCCCTCTTTAACGTTGTTTAGGTACGCATTCAAGACGCTGTTACGCGAAAGCTTGAACGGCAAGCCCATTTTTTCATTGAAGCCGATAGCAGTAGTTGCACCGTTACCGTCATGCGTTGGGATAGAGATTTGCGTTACAGTTTTAAAGGCTTTGGAGCCTTGAACCGTACCCGCTGTATCAACCGTAAAGGCCGGAAGGGTTTCCGTGATAACCTCGTCATTAAAGTTCGTACCCGTAACGGTAACTTGGATAGCTTTAATATCCGTAGCCGTACCGCCAGCCGTAGCCGTCAAAGCGCGGGGGTAAGCGGGGTTTGTGATGCCTGTTGTGATAGTCAGCGTAGAGCCTGTGCTGTTTACAGCCGCTTTTACAGCCGTTGTATTAGAAACAACTGCCGCCGCTGCCGGAATCTCGACGCGCGCCATAGCTAAACGATCCACAACCACGGAACCGTCAGTTCCAAGCTTTAGCCCTCTGTTTTTAAAGGAACCCATTCTTCTAACCTCCAATCATAATAAGAGCGCCCACCGGATGAGCGCTCATAAATCAGTTTAATTAAGCGCCTTTTTTAACGATCATAACGCCGTTAGGGTCAAGAATTTTACCGTCAGCGATAAGAAGCGCCTTGTCAACATATTGGTTTGTGTCGTGATCCAACCAGCGGTACATAGCAAGTTGCAAGTTACTGTTGATTGCATAGTCACCCAATTTGCAGAATACCGCAACAATGTCATTAGTTGCAGCTGCATCGTAAGGGGTGATTACATCATCCTCAACAAGGATAACCTCGCGACCATTGAAACGCTCCTGCGGGCCGTCTGTGATGCCTTGGTTAACGCGTCCAACAGGTTGACCGTTAGCATCTGTCATGCCGTCAATGTAGCCCTCGAACGTGCCGGATGCCGTGATGAACGAACCGCCAGCGCGGTAGGACAACGGAATTTTAGCCCAGAACTTTTTCTTCCAACCTTCCCACGATGCGAAATCAGCGGAAGAGAGAGTAATGACGTTTCCAGCCGGAACGCGGGAATCAACAGTAATTCCAAGCGGTTGGCCTGCGCCTGTACCTTTGATGATTGCAAGGTCAATTGCTTTCGTCATCGCTTCAACAATCAAAGTGATGATTGTCGATTCGAAAGAAGCGAGCGTAACAGTGTCAGCCAGCAAGGACGTTGCCACTTTGCATTCCAGACCGTAGTAAGAGAATTGAACTTTTG